GAGCTTTTTTTAAGAATAATGTTTGAGGAGGAGAAGTAACGCAAATACGAAGCCGAGTTTTGGGGCACCCCCCTAAACTACGGCTATGACAAATCAATAGATATTTTGATGTCACCATCCAGAAGATGCTGTGTCCTTTCTGGCGGTTTGAATCCAGCTCTATCTAATATATCCTTAGACGCTTCGAGTTGCACATACTCTGACTTAGCTCCACCAGAAAGGTTAACCATCTTCTGCATTGCCTTTGCAGATGCGATACCGATGTGTTCAGCAGTTCCTTTCATGAGAGCTTGTTGAATATGTGGGAGTTTCAGTAGCTTACTGGCTTGCACACTTGCGTTCTTATCTGAGTAACCAGCATCGATACAAGCTCTCTTGCCGTTACCGCCATTGGTTAAATAGTTATCCACGAATTGCATCTGCAAGTCTGTTAATTTAGTGACATCATTAGCCATGTATCATACCTCACGGTTAGTTGCTCTGCCGATTATACAGTTATGATTCGTTTCATGTCAAGACTGTTATCCACATGGCTAATAAAATATCTGTGATTTGTTTAAGACAATGGTATTATGTTCATGATTGACTCCATGCTTTGTCTGATATTATCAGCTTTTGCTCATAGTATTCTTCTGATGTTATGAGTCCTTGTGCATATTGTATGCCTAATAGATGTAATTGTTGTATTAATTCTTCCATAAGTAATCTCCCTTAATAATATATCTGGTCAACTATATGGCTACGAATTACAATATGTCTGGGTGCGGGCAGTTCAGCGCTCTACAGCTGAACAACACGGCGTATTGTAATGAAGTAATCGCCATATAGTAGGATATATTAATAATAAGGGAGATACTTATGGGAGTTATGATAACAATTCGGCGACCAAAGGTGCCGAGTATATAGGAAAGCTCTATCGACAGATAGCTGGTGAATCTTAAGGTTAATTGCAGACGAAACTTAGCATTAACAGCTATACATAAGGATTGCGTGGCAATCCAAGTATAGCTATAAGATTCAATAGCTATTGCGACGATTACATCTGACGATGTTATATCATTTTTACTTTTTGGCTAATGCCATTAGCTTTTGTAAAATGATATACGCTTGGTATACTCATCAGCTTTAAGAACCTTTTCACCTAGTAGGCGCCGACTAAGAAGTCGGCGACAGAGCGGAGGATTTTTAGTTACGAAATTGGACACGCAAGCTAAGCTATTATCCTACTATTTTATATTGAATTAGCCAGCTTATAAATTGTCCTCCTTATAAAACACTGCGGAATAGATAAGGTTATGTCCAATTTAATCCGAGAGTTCGGTGGGGGAAAGCGTAAGGTTTGCGTTGCAAACCAAGCGTTCCCACCAAATCAACCCTAGCTAGGGAAAATCGACGGTGGTCGATTTTGATTTGGTCACCATCGAATCACGGTTAAATGGTTACATAACCTACAATTCCGTAGGTTTTATAAGGAGGCCAAAATGGCTAATTCAATTAAAATAGTGGACACTATCTTGTCCAATTTCGTAACTAAAAATCATCCTTGGATTAAAGGTATTAAAGCTGGTGAGTATACAGATGAAACTACTGGAGAAATACGTCAGTATTTTAACAGTGTTCCTTATCAAGTTGTGAAACAACTTGCTGAATCTCATAGATTGATTGTAAGACAACTCAATCGTGCTAAATCACAAAAGCATAAGGCTTTAGAAACTAAGTTAGCACCTTACACTAAGGGTGGTAAGGTGGATAAATCCTTACCAATGCCTGAACATGTAAAGGTTACACATCAGGAATACAAAGGTATTAATAACTTACTTGAGTTTGTTAATGGATTTATCCCAGCGCTGGACTCAGCGCTTGAGTTCTTCGGTGGTGGCAAAGACTTTGCTCACTACGATGTAGTAGCTGAGAAGTTAGACGAGCGTCTAACTAAGAAAGTTACACGAAGAACTAACACTTCTGCTTTAAGAGAAAGCAGACCATCTCAGACTATGGTTCAAGAGTTAGATGAATTCCTTGAAGAAAGCGAAGCTTTCATCAAGGGTGAATCGGATGTTAATCCGATTAATCAATCCAATGATGATGGCGAAGCGCCATCAGTTCATTAAGGATTGATTCAAAGCCAGTCGGCTAACACCGACTGGCTTTTTTAATAGTCGTATCTGGGGGAACTTGACCACTAGGTCAGACAGAACGCTTCGAGCTACCCAGTATGAGGCTAATGTGAGTAGAAGAAAACCCAATCTCCCCATTGTATATCTTCTACTCACAAATTTTTTTAAGGAGAAACTAATGGCAATAGAAAAATTTAATGTATCATTTACTCTATCAAGAGATAATTCAAATGATGATGATGACACATGGGTTGATGAAGAATACATAGCTAGTGAAATCAAGTCATGGCTTGAAGATATAGACTATGGAGTAACTAATCTTAAAGTTAACAACACTAAATTTATTAGACAATTCGATTTAGATGACGGTGATCTTAGTTCAATAAGAGTCGATGAAGCTATGAAAGAATGGAGAAAAAATGTCCAACAAAACAAGAAAAGTTAAGCTAAAAATTTCAAGACATGAAACATGGTATCCTGAAATTGAAGTTGATGATCATCTAACTGATGAAGAAATAGTAGAGATAGTTGAAAGTGGAGAACACGAAGATTGTGATCGAGTCTATGATGAGTTTAAGAATAGAGATACATATCATTATGATGCATACACAGAAACTCTTAAACAATCTGAATCAAAAAGACAAAGTTAATAAAGGAGAAAAAATGTCCAAAACAAATAAAGTGTATGAGTTTAACACAGAAAAATTTAACTCTAAATTTTTATCTATAATAAAAGATGCTGGTAATGAGGAGGGTAAGTGGCAAAGAACATGGCAGCTTACCTTTGAAGATCAATACAAAGCAGCTGGTTTAGATATAGAATCAAAAGATAATAAACTTAATAGATACAAAGGAGTTAACAATATGTTAATGAGTATGGTATCTGAAATGAATGGATATAAATCTAAATTCTGGTCTACATATAAAGGGTGGATTGGTATGGGATATGCACCTAAAGATGCAAGTAACTGTGGAATTATAAGACCTATCTTTGGAGTAAATAAAGAAACTGGTAAAGAATATATAGTCAAATGGATAACAGTGCCAGGCTTTAATGGTGACCAAGTTCAACCAGTTCATAAAGCTATTCCAAAATGGAATGACCATGACTATGCTATCTTTAATGATGAACCTAAAGTTAATGCTGTTGATATGAATAAAGATTGTGAAGAATTAATATCTAAGTTCATTAAGAAACAGGGAGCTAAACTTAAACATCAAGGTAGTGCTGCATACTACCAGTCAACGACTGATACTATTGTAATGCCAGAAGAATGGAAGTTCTTTGGTATTGATGGAGAATCAGATGCTACTCAAGAGTATCTATCTGTTATATTCCATGAGGCTGGTCATCTTACAGGCCATCCATCAAGATTGAATAGAGATATGGATTCATACCATACATGTAAGGAGAGCAGAGCTAAAGAAGAATTAATAGCTGAGATGTGTAGTATAATGGTATGCACGGAGTTAGGTGTGATTGCTAAAGCACAACCTAATCATCTTAAATACATAGCATCATGGGATAGAGCTATTAAAGATGACAGCCAGTATCTTATTAAGTGTATTGCTCAAGCGAGTAAAGCAGCAACTTGGATATTGGATAACAAAGAACCTAAAGTTGTTGTGAATTAATGTGGATTATGTTAATAATATTATAAGGAGATAAACATGACTAAAGAAATACCTGATGTTGATACATCATTTCGTACTAACATACGAAACCAAATAATAAAAGCTATTAAAAGACAGCATCCTAATATTGAAATATCATTTGATGATAGTGATGAGAAATATATTAAGTTTATTACTGATCAGATAATGATGAGTCAACACCCAGAACTAACTGAAGAACAAAGAAAGTTTATGATTACATATACATTACAACATGCAGTTAATAAACTTATTGAAGATAGTTTAGTCCAAGCATACGGAGGTACACATGGCGATACCAACTGATTTAAATGTAATTAAATTTCCTACACCTACAAGGAAGAACGATCCATCTACATCTAAGAATACATGGACCAACACTAAAGACTATAAGATACTACATGCTTTAACTAAGAGTTTAAATACTGGTGGTACATTCTCAGAGATAGCAAAGTATACTGGTATTAAAGAAGTATCAATAAGCTCCAGGCTTAAAGCATTTAGAGATAAGGGGTGGGTATATATTAAGTTTGATGAACAAGGTAACCCAGATAAAAGGAAAAGTATTACAAGTAATTGTAATAACACTATACATTTCCTTAGTACTAAAGGTTTAGAATTAGTTAGAAGCGAGGAGGACAATGCAACACAGTAGCTTAGACTTAGACTTATACGAAATTAAAAAGCGTTACCAATGGGCAAAGAAACATTTGCAAGACGCTAAGTATATGGAACAAAAGAATTTTTTTAAGAAGGAGATTAATGCATGTGCTTTTGCAGCAGAACAAAAGCATAATGTAGATATAAGAAACATATAGAATTTATATAATGGGTGGGATTGCAATACTGATGAGCGGAGTTACAAATACTAGGATGAGTAACCAAAAATCAGACGAAGAAAATACGACATCGTAAGTATCTTCAGCGTGTCGCACACGAACCAGACATTATATGATAAAGTCGTGATGAGTATTACGCACAGAGGCGGTATGATAAGTGCTGAAAAAATCATATCCAAGTATCGTTAGACTGCACACTTGATTGAATGTAATGCAAGTCAATCAGAGTAGGTAAACCATCGCATGGTGTAACCATAACATGGGAAACCCTTAGTTAGAAAGGCCACACGAACTGCTTAGTATACTCATCACGCACCAAACAAAAGGAGATTAATATGTACAGTCAAGAATGGATAAGGGAACAAGTCAATCATGAGTTTGCTTCTATGGGTAGAAAAATTAGAACAAGAAGTAGAATGGCAGTAGAACATTCTATTGAAACATTACAAACCAGAGGTGGATTCATTGGACCTTATGCTTATCAAGTCAATGAAGAATATTACTATGATGTAATAATGACAATGCGTAAATATTTATGTAGCAGAAATGACGCAGCTGCAATTATTATTAACAGATTATATATGGAGAAACACGAATGGCAGAAACAAAACATTATGTAGATGAAGCAATGGACCAGATGATGGATGCATTAGCTGAAGCAGCAGAAACAGAAAGACTAAGACAGATAGCAATACAAGCTGGTGTATGTATGTATTGTGGTGCTGGTGCAGAGGGTGGTGCATGTGGAGATTACAAATGTTGGATATGAAAAATATTATTGAACTAACATTTTGTATAATCACATTGACTATACTTTGGCACATTTAAAATCGTTAATGTCAAGATAGTAATTAGTATTTTATCTTAGGATAATTCCTCTAACAGATAGTTGGAGGGCATTATGTCTATCGATTGAAAGCTATTGGTATGTAATATTGTGTTTATTATATACACTATCATATTGAATTTGATGGGCGAACCTATGCCCATGCAAATCGTTCACGGTCGTAGGACTGTGAGGCGTATCGTTGTCACTACATCTGAACAAGATGCTAGTGATTTTATTAATGTCATATAAAAGGAGAAATAACATGGCAAAAAAACTAAATGTACGAGTAAAAGATAGGGAACGAATAGAAACAAGAGTTAAAGAAGCTGTTCGTAAACATTTTCTTAAGCAAGTAGAAAGTGATAAACTTGTTATCAATAAGCTAAGAGATTTAAATCTTAGGAAAGAAAAGATCAAACAACAAAGAGAAAAACTCTATGAATTAGACGAAGCTATTGATAATGATGCTGAAGAATTTGCAAATTGGTTAAAGTCTTGTAAAGATTATGGAGATAATTATTCTCTTGATGGCTATAAGTATAGTAGTGGTAATGTTCATGTTGTTTGGAATAACTATGAGCTATGGTCATTAGTACATGACACTACTATGTTTAATGCAGAGGATAATCCAGCTGTTACATCATTAGGTATGCTAGAAGAAATAGTATTACAAGATGTAATAGAAAAACTATCTTGATTTAAAAACGAAAGCACCTATGCTATACTGTTATGGCAGATAAGAATGAATGGATAGCATCAAGGTCTAATCGTGTAGGGTATAAACCTACATGGTATTGGGAACTGATATATCAATTCAAACTAAGGAGAGAGAGTTTGAATATATCTCAATTAGAATTGGATCAACGCATGGGTAATGCTGATGGGTTGGTAGGTAAATGGGAATGTGGTATTAGAAGTCCAGGTGCTTTCAATTTAACTTCATGGGCTATGGCCCTTGACTGCGATATTAAATTGGAGACTACTAATGAAAGTATACAAACAGAAAGATCTCATTAAACTTAAACTCATGGATGGATTTAAATTATTCTGGGAAGCATATCCAAATGCTCAAGGATTATTTCCAGCTATGACTGCGTATGTTAATGCAGTAAAAGATGATGGCGCAACAGAACAGGAGATTATAAATGGAGCAAGAGAGTACAGAAAATATGTCCAACAAAACAAAATCGAACAAAGATACATCAAGTACCCAAGTAACTGGTTACGAGAAGGACACTACTATAATAGATACGAAACCAATAGCACATCTGCAAACACCATTCAGCAAGGAATTGTTGACAGGGGTGCAATACAAAGCACAGATGGAAGTAAAGTCTTACAAATCCCAGAAAGAAATAAACGCAGCACTTGATGAATTGGATATAGACTTACAGTTTATGATAGATAGACTGCAACCTATTACATTAGAACAAATGTCTGAGTGTTTGTATCTATTGTTCTTAGTTAACAAGCATGTGTTACCAGATACAGAGCAAGAGAAGAAAGACTT